CTGAAGGTCATAGCCAATGTCTACCCCCGCCTTTTCCCCCAGCCTGTAACAGGCCTTGAAGATGTCTCCACGGGACTTGGACATGGATTTATATGAGATCAAATGCCTTAGCTCATCTGCATGGCAGGGGATTTTATAATAAGACGTAGAGGCTCCGTCAGAGGCTACCTTCTTACGGTCTGTAGGCCCGTCTATTGACCCCTGATGCCAATCGTTATCTGACCACTTTGCCATCAATGCATCTTCTTCTTGATGCTAATAACATTGCGGTCTTTGAGAGCTTTGAGTAGCATCTCATCAGGCTCAAAGGTGATGCCCTCGTCATCATCCTCATCCAAATCATCAATAATACTTCTAAGATTTGAAATCTCTCTGAGTAAACTTCCCTGAAATGCCAGTTCATCTGCGCCAGTGTTAATTTTACTGATCAACCCATTGATAAGGTCGAAGTAAAACTCATGCTGATCTTCACGCATGGTAGCTGAAAGATTATGCTCTACTTTTAAATTGAGCGTGTCTGAAGTTTGATCCACATTTAAGGTAAACTGTATTTGGTTTTTTGGAATTGGCATTATTCACCTTTTACTGGCTAATTTGAAAAACAGGGCTGCATCCATTACTGCGAGAGGCTTCTTTCGATCCCCTTTAATGATGCAGATTGGAGAAGCCCCCTTGGGGCAATTCTCAGCAGCTTGATCCATCACCTTATAAACCGCGAAGTGCTTGTAAGATTTACACTCCACTGAATATGGGAATAGGCGTCTGGCAGCGGGACTGAGTTGAACATCCTCGCCGCCAGCACCCATACTCGTGGATCGGACATCATCTGGCTCAAGTTTTGGAAATAATCCTAAGATTTTATCCCGAACATATTGCTGAAGACGCCGACCCTTTGCCTTAGCCGATGAGGTGGTTATAGCCACTTAGGTTTCTCTAAGATCGTATAATCACCCCAACCAGTACCGTAATCATCTTTAACTTCGGCTTCGGCAATTACAGCTAATGTCCGGTGCATTCGTTCAGTAGCTGATTCAAGTAACTCTTCTGAGACATGGTGGACATGGCTGGCGTAAGGAGCCGACTTCTCAACGCACATAAAAGAGAAGTTCTTTATGTGAGAAAGACCCGCTTGCTGGCATGTCCAGATGTAGTGAGCGGCCTGTAAGTCATAGGCATAAGTTTGACACTCTCGCGCAAACCCCCTTGGGCTGGCATCTTGGGTAGTTTTAACGTCATAAATTGACCCTTCATGCTCAATCATGCAGTCAGGACGACATTTGATGACCAACCCAGTGTTAGGGTCTTCAGCAAAGATACTGACTTCATTCTGTCGGTCTTTATCTTTCAGGATATTCCTACATATCTTATTACTAAGCACTGACGTAGCCATGCGATTAACCACATGATATTCTACTTCAGTTAAAAGAACCTGATCTGGTTTTAGGTCAGCCTTCAGGCCCAGCCACGCCTTAGTATTCTTTGTCTTACCGCCCTTAACCAGAAGGTCTCTCTCTGGTTCTAGTAATGCGGCATGTGTGGCAGAGCCTATTGTGAAAGCAGAGGTTTGAGTACGCTTCTCGCCTTTCCAATGCGCGAGAGATTTCTTGTAAACAGTTTTAACTGCGCTAGAAGATATACCACTGGTCGAGTGGTACATCTCGTTACTCATATCCTTAATGATACCCATGTCAGAGGATCAATAATCGCCAGATAAAGTGTCTACTGCATCCATAATTCGTGCAGCTTCATCCTCGTCATCTTGCTGCATAAGAGCGTATTTAAATGCCTTTTCAATCTTAGCATTCTCTTCAACAATCAAACCAGCGACATGCTGCAAGCTGTCATAGGTCACCTGATCGATTGGAATTTTCTTAGAAAGGTCTGGGGCAAATCGCATTACATAGTAGCTTGCGCCTTTTGGGGTGGTATGCCTCTCAGCCGACAGCACACATTCATAGTCGTATGTCGCAGAACTTCTTGGTATTTTTTTAATTACATCCCAAAAGAATGGCCCATAATTCTTGCGCTTTAAAGACAGTAATACAGGGAGATTGGTGATAGTCTTTTCTTCTCCGGTTGCTGTCTTACCTGTATAGGACACCAATCCACGAATGATCCTAAACCTATCACGACCTACAAACTCGGCCCTTTTATCTGGGGTCATAGCTTGGCTTTGTTCAAATGTAGGCATCCCACACATATAACCACCTAGCTGGTCACGGGCCTCATCCCTCTGGTTATCGACCAGAATGGACTTGTTTATGAGACCATCATCACCCCAATGCTGGTACTGTATCTTGGAGCTTAGTACTCTCAACCGCACACCTTCAGTGGCGTAGACTTTCTCCCCGTCTGTGGTGGTGTAGAATGCCCCTAAAGTCAGTTGATTGCCGCTCTCATCTAGAGGGTTATGTACGATCTTTAACTTGGCTGTGGTATTAGTAGACTTAGAGCCTACGCCTAATTGGGCATTCAGTTCATCAATCGATAAACCATTTTCTTGTAGAACTAGTTCAGTCATTACTGTTTCCCTTACAATGTCACTCATTATACGATAGTTATGCACTTTGATCAAGTATATTCCTCTTGATCAAGCCAATTTTTACCTCTGGAAATCTCAATTTTAAGAGGTACTACTGCCTTGTAATTAAAACGAGATTCAAGCTCCTCTCCGACCTCAGTCATAGCCGTGGTCAGGATTGCTTTTACTTGATCTATTTCATCAGGGTGGGTATCTGAGACCAAACTGTCGTGGACAGTGAGGATGATTTTAGAGCGTAGATTTTGCTGCCTAAATAGTCTTAATGCGCGAATACATGCGATCTGTACTATGTCAGCAGCGAAGCCCTGAACTGGATAATTCAATATTTGTGTGGCAAAGCTGACCCTACCACCCCGTGTCCTGACTACATTAGGCCAGTAATACTGTCGGCCCGAAGGCGTCTGCACGATCCCATTCTTAAGTGTACCGCGCATGAGGCTGTCATGCCAAACCTTTATGCCCTCATATAGAGTATAAAAACGGTCAAAATATGCTTTGATGTGGGGCAGCTCTCCATTCCCTGTACCACCAAAAAGGGGTAAAAATGTATATGCTTTTGCGCCCTGTCTCTCTACTTTAGTTACTTCTTTGGGAGGTTTCTGATTAACAATACTGGCAGTCTGTCTGTGAATATCCTTACCTTCAAGGATGTCGGCTATGCCTTGTCCGTCTCTCGCCAATTCACATGCGACAACCATCTCAAGAGAGGAGTAATCAGCCTCTAATAACAGACCGCCATCAAACCTAGAGACAATAGAAGCCCGTACAGGGAAGCCTCTCTTGGGCCAGTTCTGAGCATTAGGATTACTAGAAGACAGGCGACCAGTAGCAGCGATACATTGGTTGAAATTTGCATGAAGTATTCCATCTGCGCGAGTTCCTCGTTTTAAACCCGCGACAAAGCTATCTAAGTAAGTAGATATGGCTGATAGGCGGGATAATTTAATTAAAAACTCAACAGCGAGTGAGTCTTTTTTACGCTCTGCTTGTTGAATTAAGGCTTTAATTGTCTCTTTATCGGACTTAAATCCGTTGATACTTGCATCCACTGGGCTGGTTGGAGACATCTTCAGCCCCGCTGTAACCCCAGTACTGACATAAACAGCACCAATACCCTCGCAGTTTGGGCATTTACTGCGAGTTTTGTATGGATCACCTGTCAGGTAATACTTCTTACCATTCTTCTGTCTGGTGATTTTCTTGTATTTCTGAATTGATCCTACACCGCCACAGTCCTTGCATTGCACCGCCATCGTCTTTTTGACAATTTGAGTGGTGGCCCTGACTGCATCAATAAACTGCCCAGAAGACATGCGCGGGGGTCTAAGTGACTTACCAGATTCATTAGTCCCAATATTCCATGTCTGTATGTGCGCGAGACGATCCTTAACTTCGCGGGAGTAGATGACCTTAGTCATATCCACCCCAGAATTTAGATTTATGGGCGTGTCTCCCATCACGTCTTGGACGATTTCATTCAGGCGCGAGGTTAATTCAGCCTTTTCTTTAACAAAGTCATCTTCGACCTTAGCTAAGACTTCTAGATCAATCTGGCATCCATTTCTTTCAATCTCGACCAGAAACATCAGCATGTCATTCATCTGGTCTACTGCCGTGAGTAATGACTTATTCTCTTCAGCCTGAAAGTCATCCTGCTGACGTAAGTAGAGTTCAGCAGTGGTTCTGATGTCAGCTTCTAAATATTCAGTGACTGTATCCAGAGGCATAGACTCAAAGCCTGTACCCTCTCTGAACATCTCATCAACCAAATCACTCTTCTTGATGTTGGTAAGTTCACGTCTGAGTGCAGTCTCCTTGAGCGACAGCTTCATACGCTGCCCTTTAGCCAGCAAGTATTCAGCATTCATTGTGCAGACAATTTTATCTGGGATACGAAAGCCCATTTCTAGCAGCCAACTGACATCAAATTTGGCATTATGGAATACCGCCACATCAGCTTCATCTAAGGCAGACTGAAAGGCATCTACGCTGTCAGGAGTAATGCACTCGTTATGGTAATAAATTGAATGCTGGTAGTCTTCCAGACCATCCCATCCCAAGAACCCCCAGCCAGCCGCGACAAGGCGATTGGTTGGGTTATATGGGCTATTGTCTATCCTGCCATCGATGCGCTTAACGGTGGTCTCAAGGTCTCCGATAAGGATTTTAGTCATCATCACCCCACCGTTGATCTTGCCTGTACAAGGCCGAGCGAATACTTGTGTCAGCTTCTGTGATAGACATCTTCGACCATGCCCTTAGCGACAGAGGCTCAAAGCAGATTGTTGGTCCTCGCTGAACTATTAGAATACGGTCTGGGTTATACCCATCTAGGATAAGCATCCTTGCTAATGTGCCTATCAGACTGCCTCTATTGGATTGCACAAAGGGTGCGCCCTGAAGTTCTGGGCAAGTGACTTTGTTAGAGCCTTCTAACACAGCTAGGATTGAGTGAATGTTATGGTCTATCATACTTCGTACCTCGAAGTATGGATGTCGAGATTACAAATAACTGTACCGTGCCAGCCGCTGATCTTATTCTTCATCACTGTGATCCAGCGAGTAGGATCATCAGGCTCTTCAGGGCTATTCATCTTCCCTACGCCAAGAAGAATATCGCATTCTGCAATTTTCCCGACTTTAGAACCTTCAAGCATCGTAGGCGTGAGGCGGGTCTTACCTTCAGCCTCAGCAGAGGCTTGTGATAGTCCAATGATTGCACAGTTATGCTTCTTAGCGAGTTCCCTTAGTCGGTAGTATAATTCCCGAAGACGCTCATGACCGCTGGCGAATTTAGTAGACAGTTCAATCTTGTCTGCCATGTCCACAAATATTAGGTCATATTGCTCAAAACCAAGATAGGCATCTAACTTAGCCATATCCCAATTTGTAATTTCCAAGAAAATCAAACGGTCTCTTATACCGGAATATCTTGCATAGGCCGCAGGGGGGTCTAATCTACACTGTTGTTCTGTTAGTCCTGTATAAGCAGTAACTGCGCGGAGTTTTGTCTTTTTAGCTATTTCCTCATTGGCGAGGTATCCGACCTTAGCCCCTTGTTGGCAAAAACCTGCTGGTCCCGCTGACAGGCTAACCGCAAATGCTGTCTTACCTACATTAGAATATGCAGCAATGCAGCCAAACTCTCCCCGACCAATTCCGTAGACTTCTCTACTTAAAGTTTCGATATTGAACTTAAATCTGTTGTCATTACTCACACACGCGAGAAGCTCATAGATATCATCTGTGACAGGCTCACCAAAATCATCAGGCATGTAGCCATCAGCTACGCGAGTAAGTAGAGCTTGTAGCCCATCCCAAGCAGTGGGATCGTTCTCTGACATTTTGATGCCATAGTTAGCTATATCCAGCCCAATAGACTGCCGCCAAAGGCTTTCTATAACATCACTGGCTATGTCAGGATTAACCGCCTGAGAATTATATATTGAGCCAATTAAGTCCTCAAATTCAGTAGTTCTAGCTGCTGTACTGGTTGGGTTCTTAGCTTTCCAAAATCCAAATAATTCAATTGGGCTGATATCAGCTTCAAATTTTTCGTGCATTTGCACTATCGTTTCATAGACATCTTTTAAAGTATCATCGAATATGGATGATCGCAGTTTAGATTTATTTGAGGTGTAGAACTCATTACTGAAGCAAGATTTAACTATAGACTGATCCATTTACAACTTCCATTGTTATGCACTTAGAGTAACAATGTATAATGCACTTAGACATAAAAAAAGCCCCGCTTAAGCTGCGAGGCTTTTATATTAAGTATAGTTAATGCTATACTTTAGTTCGCTCTAAACTTCATCTTCTTGATGTCGGGAGGGATATCCCCTCTACGTTCACGTAGCTCAACGGCATAGTGGACTACTCTCTTATCACCATCCACTAAGTTCTTGATTACTTCATTGAGCCTATCTTCTATCTCGGCAGCTTCTCTATAGCCTTCGATGTCTACATCGATAACGGCAATTCCACGGGCTTTCATGCGGATTTCTCTTTCCTAAGTAATTATTTATCAGCCAGCGACCCGACGTGCATTGACACTCTATCTACGGCACCAATCGTCATGGACGCATCCTTTCGAAGTCTTTTCAAAATTGGGGCTGAACTGGGCGGTGCTGTTGGTCCGTTACCCCAAACAGTGGTTGCGCCACATGCTGCAACAGAGGGCGTAGTAATAGCCGATACCGCCAACATACCTTGCATTTCTTGATTTGCCTGTGAGCCGATATACTCACCGTAGCGCAAATAAACTACGTGTGTCTTCGCTATTGAAAACGGCGATGCCTTACCTGCTTGCATACTAACTAACCTCCATCCAATTTATTACGCAGATAATACTGCCTTGATCTGCTCGACATCTAAACACTTAAGGTCTTTTTGAGTGAACCTCACTTTTATATGTGAACAAACAAACTTGCGTGTATTTATAGCCTTGATTGATGCGTCCTTGTCAAGGATAAAATACACTTTATTAAACTTATTAAGAGTGGTTTTAATGGAGTTAGTAAGTGTTGTGCCAAGCATTGCTATCCCAGCAGTGTTAGGTAATCTACTAATACTACAGGCAGATGGCGTGTCTTCAACTACCACTGCTGTAGAGCCACTACCTACTCTTATACCTTCTGGCAATAGGCCATAGGTGAGCCATTTTGTCCCACTGCTTAATGAGCGGCCCACTGCACCATCCCCTTGAATGAACAGCACTCTGTCCTCAGCAGGGGCATACCTGACCTCTATGAGGCCTCTCTCGTAGGCTTCTAGGCTGTTGACTGATGCTAGGTAGTCTAGGGCTTGTGGGTGGTTCTCAGGGCGTGTGGTGAGGCTGGGGATGGGCTTATATCTT